TCCTTGTTAAGATTAAAGACCTGCCAGGCGCTTGAGGTCAATCACGTTGCTGCGATCTTCCGACACACTGGGAACAGTAGTTTTATCACCAGTTATTGAGGTAACAGATTCTGCAATTACTTTACGGGCTTTCACAGATCTATCTTCCAACACTGCTGGTAGATACTTTTCAAAAGCATTTTTCAAACGGGCAGTTTGAACGCTTTCAAGTAAATTACGCATAACTTCTTGCTTTTCCCGGTTTAAGGGACGTAGCAATTCATCCAAGGTGCTTTCACGCTCGTTGGATTCTTTGATTATACGCAGTTCACGTTCTTTTGACTCTACCACGGCCTTTGCAGTACGGGTAATGTCGATTGCTTTACGCAACTTTTGATCTTTTTCTGCAATAACATCATACAGTTTACGGACTTCTGCCTTCTCATTGAGATGAGTGGCTCCGAATTCTGCAGCATACGCTTCAAAGATTCTACGACCAAAGTTGTTCTCACGAGCAACTTTGATATCTTCTTGTAACTGATTCAACTCAGCCTTGAGATGACGGCTAACAGCTTGACTCATTTTCTGAGCAGATTCTTTTACGAAACGGCTCTTCAACTGTTCAAGTTTGCCACGTGCTTCACGTACCAGACGTACCTTTGTCTCTACGACATCGCGTTTGTCTTTGGCGAATTCTGTGATTTCACGTGCCAATGCTTGCACCACGAAGTTTTCGAGTTTTGCAACTCCTTCAGTGTGCATTTTACGGTCTTGGCGCAATTCGCCAATTTCTTCTGCAAGTTTACTAACCATGAAGCCGTTGAACTTCTGTGCTGATTCTTTCATCTTGCCTTGGAAACGAACGCGATCTTCCGCCAGTGCTTGCTTCTCAGCAGCCACTTGCGCAATTTCTGCGGCCAAACCTTCTGTTACCATCTTGTCTAGGGCTTCTACCATTACTGTCTTGTCATGCTCATAGCGTTGTGCAAACTCTTCTCTGAGTTCACTACGTACCTGTTCACGGGCTTCGTTTAGTCGAGATTCCCAAGCTTCGTTGAGTTCTTGACTAACGTCTTCGTTAATTAGGCCACTATCAAGCAAGGGTTTAATTGCATCAAACATGCCTGGTTCTCCTTAGATTTTGAGATCCCGAATGAGTCTTTTAACTTCATTCTTTAGGTATCTCTGTACTTTGTCGCTCTCGCCAGATTCCCGTGCCATCTCCATCAGTTTATGACCGTGCTTCATGTTCATGAGACCTTCATAAATTGCTGTTGGATAAGCATTGGGTGCGCTGGGTTGTGCAACCACATCTATAGTGACAATTTCAAAGTCACTTACATGTCCTGTTCTGTCGTCTACGTTGCCGCTACCACGACTGCTGACGCCAAGTTTCACACCTGACGTGATCAGCGTTTTGATCAATTCTCCCATGGGAGTTGGCAGGATCTTCAACTTACCGCAACCAGCATGTCCGTCCATCCACATGTTTTCAACTGTGTGACACACACGATCTAAGTTGATTTTTAAGTCATCTGGATGGTCCACTTCACCTAACACGGAGTTACCGTTGTGGATCTGTTCGTTGATGGTTTCTACTGCCTTGATAATTTCGTGTCGTGGGTAGATGCGCTCATTTGCATTGCGCTTGTCGCCTTCAATGCAAATGCCTTTGAGATAGAGGTGCTTCTTACCGGCCATATCCGACTCTTCTAAGACTTGGATATTGGCCTGGCTAAAAGTAAGATCTTCTCTTAGGTATCTAGATGACATCTAATTAACCCTTACGTCCGCTGGGAAGTGGGCTTCTATTGTTTTGACCTGATGCTTGGCCCAATTGAGGCTTGGTAGCAGGCTTCTGATCTTTCATGCTGGCACCAGCTTTGTTCTGGAAGTCACTGATCAGATCTTTTGTGTTGTTGCTGTAAGCAGATGTGTCATGATGTCCACCTTCGTTTGCACCAGTGTGAACTGGACGTGCTGCCATTCCGGCTTGTCCGCTGTTGGCTGCATAGGTAGACTTCTTGTTTACGCCGCCTTCTTCACTGGTAGCTGGCTTTGGGACAGCTTTGAGTGTAACAGCTTCCATCATGCCTGGTTCCATTTCAGCAGTGTCGTCCATTTCAATAGCGTCGCCGCCTTCGTCAGGACCAAATCCATCGCCATCACCCATGTCGTCACCGCCCATGAGGTCTTCAAACTCGGCCATTAGTTGGTCTAGTTTGTCTTCCAAATTCATGATGTCGTCTTTGGTGGCTGCTTCGTCACTGCCGCCTTGTTCAGCGCCAATGCTAAATTCTTCTTCGCCGTCGTCCATGGACATGTCCATTTCTTCTTCGTCGCCTTCGGCTTCCATGTTCATGTCAGATTCTTCTTCCATTTCCACGTCGTCGATCAGGTCATCAGCAGCGTCGCCGCCCATCATACCTTCTTCAATGTCTTCTTCGGCGCCTTCGTCAAGCTCTTCTTCGGCTTCTTCTTCGGCTTCTTCAGCCATGATATTTTCATAGATTTGACGGCTTTTTTCCACAACAATGTCGTGGAAAAGTTCGCGGGCTTTGGCCTCTTCGTCATTGATTACATATTCAATCAATTGTTCAAAACGGTTCATATGGGAAACTCCTATAGGTAAAGTGTGCTGTTATTTACACACAAGGAGAAAAACACCTGGTTTAAGGTGTCAAAAAGGCCAATAAATGTAAAGTTTATTACATCGGCGGTGCAGGAGGAGGTGCGTACTGTTTCTTGACCAGTTTGAGTTTCTCCTTGAACTCATACATTCTCACATCATTCATCTTTCTCAACTTGTTGAGTTGACGCAGTGTGAGACGAGTTTTTCGCAAATCACTTTCTTGCGGCTGACTGTTGTCTTGCGACAGGTCTTGATACGCACTGGGTTCTTTGTGAAAAAATTCGTTTAACAGCATGTTGTTATTTATACACCCGGTGCGGTTGCGCCACCAGCGGGCATTACGCCGCCAGGTGCAGCGGGTCCGGCTCCGGGAGTCACAGGTGCCATGCCAGCAGTTTGTGGTGCCATGCCAGCAATTTCTTCACCAGTTTGGATGTCAGCTTCTAGTGCGCCTGGGGTGATGCCCACACTACGCAGATCTTGTCCGGCATTGGTGCTCATTTCAGGATCGTCACGTTCTTCACGCCACATTTCTTCGTTTTCACTAATTTCTTCTTCAGTCAATCCCAAGAAACGTTGCAACAAAAAGCGTTTGCTCATGTAAGGCAGTTGTTCCAACTGTGTAAATGCGCCAATGCGTGTGGTGTCCAGTTCACTTTGACGATAACTTGCAAAGTTTTGAGGTGCATTAAACTTCAAATTAAACAGGCTAGAGTCTATGTTAAACCCACGCCATTTCATGAACATCTTGAATTCGTCGTCTAGTTTTTGCACAATCAATGCTTGCAGTCGCTCGCAGTACTGGTTGAATCTGTACTCTTGAATCAATGCTGTGCCTACTTTGCCGTCACTCATGGCACGGTCTGAGTCGTCAGGCCCAGTGGGCAAATAGCTCGATGGCACACGCAGACCACGAGCCATTTTGTTGTTGAAGTATTTCAAGTCATCAATTTCGCCTAGATTTTGCCCGCCAGCCAGTGTTTCTACACTGGATCCACGTCCATCTTGACCCTGGGGGAAGAAGTAGTCTTCGTTGATGCTGAGTGGGTTGTAGCTGGCATCCATCATGCTGTTGCCACCGCCAGTTTGTGTGGGGATTCGCCGCTGATGCATTTCGTTTTTCACACGTTCCACAAATGCCATGGCCAAGTGGCTTGGCATGTTGCCCACGTCAATTTTGAAGATTCTACGCTCAGGAGCACGGCTCACACGATAGATCAACACAGCGTCTTCCAACAGTTCTTTCTGCTTGAATACCTTGTAAATTTGTTCTAGTATACTGCGTCCAAAAGGCCAAAATACGTCTAAGCCTTCATTCAAACTGATGTGAACCACGTGCTTGGCATCCAAGCAAACTTCGTTCATGGCTGTCATGAAACGACTGTTGCCCACACCGCCGCCGGTGCCGCCATTGGGCATGGTGTAGTTGGCGTTGCCTGATATGGTACCTGTCACAGGGTTGGTCATGTAGTCCGTGGTGGTTTTGGCTGCCACAGTCATGTTTTGAAAGTTGGGGTTGATGTCACGAATCACGTATTGTTCAGGACGCTTGCCTTCTGATTCGTTCACAATAACTCTGGCAACTTTGCTCATGTCCACCCACATCATTTCAAATGTTTCTGGATCACGCACAAACACTTGATCACCGTACTTGATGGTATTACGGAACAGTTTGAATATACGCTGATCCATCTTGTTCAGTTTGATCCACTGTTGCAACTGCTTCTTGATGATTGACACTTCGTTGTCTGTGGGCTTGTCACGATAATCAACTTCAAACGGCGTACCGTTTTGCTCGTTCATCTGTGTGGAGAACTCAGCAATGATGTCCAAACATGCATTGATCTCTGAGTCCATGTCCATGTTTTCGTACTGATTGTAGCGTTCAACGCGATTGGGGTGTCCCGAGTAAACTTCGGGCAATCTTGAAGCATAGTTGCGGAAGATAAAGTCTGCAGGCATGCCGCCATCATTGCCGTCATTTTTGGTATATCCTGGCAGACCAAATTGGTTCCTGCCTGATATAGGGCTCATTACACCTGAAGTGTCTGCTACCTTGAAATATTTTTTCCAGCCGGGTTGTTTGGGGTCTGCCATAGTCAATTATTTATTGTTAGTTGCTGGCCATTGCAACCATTCTGCTGGTGTTGTCGGCTGTGTTATTTTGGCTGTTTTTAATATCACTGAGTACATCCAACATCCGTCTTTGTATATCTAAATTTTCTTGTGCTTGCATGCCATCTAATATTTTTGTCAACCGAGATATATTATTTTGAAAATCTTCGCCAAAGCTGTCTTTGAAACTTTTGCCTAGTTTTTCAGTGACTTTTTCGTCTATCTCCATTTTTGGCATAGAGTCTATCAATGCTCTGGTGTCAATCTTCACTGGCACATGGCCTCTGGTCAATGGGATGTATGCTTCGTCTCGGCCTGCTTCTGCTGCTTGTACCACAGTACCACCTGGTCGGGCTTTGATAATGCCACCTTCAGCCATTTTTGCTATTTCTACGTGAAAATGTCCTGCTGTGGCCTTGGCGCTGGGATTGTTGTATTCATCTCTGGCTTTTGATGCGCCCAGACTCTTGAGCAACGATACAATTTCTTGTCCTTCTTCTTTAGACGGCTTACGTCCCAGTACAAAGTCTGCAGCCATACCTTTGGTATGCAGACTGCTTTCTGATTCGTTGTTGTGATATTTGTCGTTGAATCCTGAAAAATACTCAAATCCGGGCACACTCTTTTGAATTTTTTTGGCTAGTTCTATTAGATTAGAACTGACTTCTTCGCCTGGGGCTTGCACATCACCAGTTCCGCGGATCTGCAATCCTGCACTGGCCAGGTCTTGTGCTGTCATGCCACGGCCGGGTGCGCCAGCAGGAGCTGCGGTTGTGCTGGTGCCGGGCATGCCGGCTGCGGCTGCTGACTGTTTTGTTGTGCCGTACTTTTCATTCATTTTTGCACGAGTTCGATCAGCTTCGCGTTGTGCTGTTGATAATTCTATATCAGCTGCATCTTGTTCTTTTGAACTGCCAATGCGAAATCTTTTTGGATCAAACATGCCCACGCCTGCAAACGCTTTTTCATATGCTACTTTTGCAGCTTCTACCCGTTGTTGCGCTTCTTTTTCTTCTGAGGTTTTGTCTCTATCGTTGGCTCCTGTGAGATATTTTACAACACTAGAATTTGTTATATCATCTACCAATTTCAATATTGTATCAACCAGTTTGTTTATTGCACTCACTGTGTTGTCAACTGCACCAGCCATTTTGATAGCTGCATAAGTGGCCGGCAGCATGCCCTTGGCCACAAAGTCCTGTGCAGCCTGCATGGCGTCAAGTTGTTTCAATCGCAAATCAGTCTGTGCCTGTTGCAGTTTGTCTGCTGCCTTGCCACCTTCTACACCTTGTTTTATTTTTTCTTCTTCAATTTTGGCCAGTGTTTTTTCAAAACCTTTTTCTTGAGCAATGCGTATGTCCTGCGTGGCTGCCAAGTCCATGAACACACCATTGTTGGCTTTTAGCACACCCAGGTTCACCCCAACTTCGTCACTGAATTTTCCAATGGCCTTGGCAGTGCTGTCGGCTGCCGCGGCCAATGGCAATGTGCCGTCCATGACTTTTTGTAGATCCTCTGCTGCTTGACCGGAACTGGTCAGCAGCAGTTGCTGAGCTTCGGCAGCAACCACATTGCCGGTAGCCAAGGCTCTGATACCTTTGCCCAGTTCAGGATTGATAGCTGTCATTAAATCATTGTATTTGCGCAGACGTTCTGCACCTGCGGCATCACCTTCCAGTTCCATCTGTCTAAGTTTTGCGCGGAATTGCTCTTCTTGCAGTGCTTCTTGCCGCTGTCTTTCGGTATCTTCTCTAGCTTGTCCAGTGAGCTTGGTCAGTGCGTCCTGTTCAATAAGATATTTTTTAGCACCATCGGCCAGTTGCTTTGTGGTTTGTGATTGTGAATAACCAAGTCTAGCCTGCAGTTTGATATAACTCATGGCGCCAGCGTTGATTTGTTCCTGACTTAGACCTGCATTGTACAACTGCTCACGAAATGGTTTCATGGCCGCACCCATGT